GGAAACGTGTTCTGGGAGGGTACCTACTCCAAGCCATCATTTAGCAACAGTGTATGGGCTAATAACTCGGGGGATTAGAATGAGATATATTACTTGGTTTCTATTGTGTTCACTTCCAGTGTCCGTATGGGCCATGGGGGTAGTGTTCACGGACGGGTCCGGGATGGATCACGGTGCAGCTATAGGAGATCCGGACCTGGCCCCATCCGACACCTTTTACCGAATAACCAGCGACGGAGATTACCGAGTTACCGAGAGTGGAGATAGGAGGATATATGAAACTGATTAGTTGGATTATTGGATTAGTGTTACTTGCGACCCCGTGTTGGGCAGCGGATAAGACCATACCGGATCTTACCACTCTCACGGACCTGGCCGATTCGGACCTCTTCGAAGTGTCGGACACGTCTCAGTCGGCCTCCCGAAGCATATCGGCCTCGGATATTCAATCTTATATTCTTGGGGGAATCACCCTCGGTTCCGCCGCCTCCCGGGCTGCAGCCGACGACTTGACGACCGCCGATGCTCTTCCGGATTCCGCCGCCATCATCACCTATGGGGAGTCCAACTGGACCACCCCGTCCTTCGACTCCATCACCTCCGGGACCAACACCACGGCCACCATGACGGTTGGGTCCGGGAGTAGGCTGGAGTATGGGTCTGGAGGAAGGATAGACGCCAACCTATTCCAGGGCCAAGCGTGGATCGGTCTGACCGCTGGGGGAACCGGGAAGACCTTCTGGAATACGGGGAATCTACCTATCCCTTATATCGCCAATGCCAGTTCCATGGGGGAGATCGCTATCGGGTCGGCGGGGGAGTTCCTCAAGGTGAACAGCCTGGGGACCGGGTATGAGTGGGGGAATCCAACCGCCACCATGACCTACCCGGGAGCTGGGATCGCCGTCTCCACCGGCTCCGCATGGGATACATCCATAACGGACAACAGCAGCAACTGGAACACAGCCTATACGGATCGGATGAAATGGGACGGGGGCGACACGGGACTGAATTCCTCAGCGGGGCGGGTGAGCCTGGGCCTCGGGACTGCAGCGCAGCGGAACGCGGAAGACACGATGACTTCGGGGGCCAACCTTCCGGACGGCGCAGCCATTATTTCCTATGGGGATGCCAATTGGGGTCCTGGGGTATCGGGCAATTGGACCCTTAGCGGATCAGATATCTATTATAACTCGGGGAATGTTGGAATGGGGACCACCTCCCCCCAATATCAGGCCGATGTTGACGGACGAATAAGGTCCCTGGCAAACAGCGCCACGGGAGCCGCTTCTGGGAAAGGTCTGGAGATGACCTATGTGGACAATGGGGTGCTGGATGCGGGCTATCTTCTTTCCTATGATAGGGGAGGGCCATCTTATCAGGATATCTATATATCAGGCGATGACATTGTGTTTGAGGGTGGGGGGTCCACCCGAATGAAGATGGATAGTTCCGGGAATTTTGGGGTAGGGACTACTACCATGAACGAAGTCTTAAATGTGAACGGGAGAGTGCACCTATCCGATACCACTGCTCCCGTTGACCCCACCAATCGTCTATACTCCCTGTCCGGCGATTTGTACTGGAATGGTACAACTTTGGGAAGCGGGAGCGGGTCCACTATGAACGTGGTTAACGTGAAGGATTACGGGGCCACGGGAGACGGAGTGACGGACGACACCACCGCCATTCAGAACGCAGCCAACGCCCTTAGCAACTTTGAAGTCCTCTATTTTCCATCTGGCACTTACATCGTGTCCTCGGCTATCTCCATTACTGGAAGCTATAAGGCTATAAGGGGAGACTCGGAAACCTCCACTATTATCAAAACCTCGGCCAATTCGTCCATCTTATCTTTCAATACAAACTCGGGGAGCATGTACTTTGGGGAGATCACCAGCCTGGCCTTCCAGGGTGCCGGAAATGCCTCCTATTCCAGCAACCATGGAATATATATTTACGGATCGAGCAATAACCACTTCTCCCACTGGAAGTTCCACGAATTGAGATTCATTAACCTGTATGCCGGGATAAAGGTCACGAAGAGCGATGGGGCAGGGGGAAGTGGGATGCGATTCGACTGGAACGAATTCTCCACCATCGGGGGGAATGCCAATCAGTTTCTTTTCCACTCATCCTATGCCTCGGGGACCGGGAACATATACACCGACATCAATTGCGTAGCCTATAACACGGGACTTTATTGGGGTGGGGCCAATACTGCCAACCTGGGCGATATCGTAATCAGCACAGTCCACTTTGGGTGCAACGACTCCTTTGGGACCGGATGCTATTTTGGGGGGACCGCCAGCTATCGTTCCCGAATTAGCATCACCGGGTGCCAGTTCGACGCGAATGTGCTGACTGCTGCAAATTTCGCCGGATCCTATAGTCATATCCAAATGCGGGGAATAAACTATGGGGGGACCACTACCAATTCCTATTCAACCAACCCAACCTACTCTATAATTGAGGAGCCAGATGGACTCTATGGCTACACCAGTGGGGCAGTCAAGACCCCAATATTCACCTACTAGTCTCGCCGATTTGGAGGACTGGATCAAGGGGTCCGGCCTCCCCATGGAGCAGGACCGGGTGGAGCATTTCTTCTCCCCCGGCATATATGTCCGGAAGCTGTTCATTCCGGCGGGACGCCTGATCATAGGGAAGAGGCACCGGCACGAGACTATGAATATGGTGATGCTGGGCCACCTGTCGGTATATATGGGGCCGGAGCAGGGGGTGATCCACCTTCGTCCCCCAGCCATATTCACCTCTCCCCCCATGACCAAGAAGATGGGATATGCCCATGAAGATACGGTCTTCGTCAACGTCCATCCCACAGACGAAAGGGACTTGGACCGAATCGAAGAGGAATTTATAATAACGGAAGAGGACTATAATCAGCTAAACCACCAGGAAGGAGAAAGACTATGTCTTGGGCAGCAGTTATCATCGGAGGAGCAGCAGTTGTTGGGGGCATAGCCTCCAGCGTTATGGCCGCAGACGCTGCGGAAGCACAGGCCGAAGCCTATTCGTCCTCGGAACGGATGCAGCTTGAGTATCTCAAGTCCATAAGGCGCGACATCTCCGAAGCCGTCGACGCGGGGCTGATAGACCTGGATGAGGGATTCAATATGGCCTTGGCCGAACTGGACCCCCTCACCGATCTGGGCGCACTGGATTCCTATATGAAGCTTCTGCAGGACCCGTCGGCTGTCATGGAGCGACCGTCCACTCAGTATATGTACAACCAGGGAGTCGACGCCCTCCAGGCCGCATACAGCAAGTCCTCCGGGGGAGGGGTCTCGGGTCCCAGCCTACTGGCAGCGACCGAATATGGGCAAAATTACGCTGCAGAGGCTCTGGATCGGGAACTGGAGAGATTAACCCCCCTCGTTAACATCGAGACGGGGGCCATCACCAACAAGGCCAATATTCAGCAGGGAAGGGGCCAGTCCAAGGCTAACCTCCGGGTGTCCGGGGCCACCGGATCCGGGGAGATCACCAGCAGCCTGGTCCCGTCCGTGGCGTCCTCAATAACCGGCCAGGGGTCTGCTTCGGCCCAGGGGTCCATCAACCAGGCCAACATCCTCAATAGTGTTCTGGGCCAACTTGGACTCCTGGGAGCCTATAAGGTCTCCGGAGCCGAACTATTCAAAGGGGAGGATTAATCATGCCAATGCAAATCGAAACTCCCAACTTTGCAGCCCAGGCCATCGGTCTTTCCCAAAGGGAGCGGGGGCTTGATATTGCCTCTGAGAGGAACGACCTCGCAGCTAACCAGCTAAGGTATAAAACTGACAAGTTGGATCTGGAGAAGGTGAAAGCCACCCGGGAGCAGCGGATTGAGGCATATGAGTTCGCCCTCAACCTTCTCGGGTCTGTGTCATCCCAGCAGGAGCTGAACATCGCGAAACAACTGCTCAAGGCCCGATATCCAGAGAAAGCTCCGGGGGTCGACGCTCTGCTGCCCGCCTACGACCCCAAATCCATAAAGGTCATCCAGAACACCCTGCGGACCCAGGTTGAGAGGGACAAGCTAAAAGCGAAGGAGACGGAGCTAAAGGGATTCGGGCCGGGGACCACCATCTTTCGGGGAGGCCAAGAGTTGGGAACCACCTCCTTTGCCCCCCAGAAAGGATTTGAGCCGGACGTGTTCCGCAACCGGGAGACGGGGGACCAAATTTATGTGACCCCGGGGAGTGAGATTCCCCCCGGATATGAGAAGGTCCAGGGGAGCGGGGTAACGGTCAACATGCCGGGGGCTGCTCCCAGCGGAGAGAGGGAATCCCTGAACAAGCTGATGGAGTTCCAGAGCCAACTGGAGCGAATCCAGACCAAATATGACCCCGCCTTTGTTGGTCGTCTCGATTCGGTGAAGGGTGGATTGAAGGAGCTTACCGGGGTGGGGGCCGACAAGAAGGAGTCGGTGTTTCGCCAGATTGTGAAGGATATCGGGGATACCCTGCTCAGACTCAGGTCCGGGGCGCAGATCAACGAGCAGGAATATAAGCGGATGCAGAAGCTGGTACCTACCCTCGGGCTGCCGGATGAGGTATTCCTTGCCCGCCTGGACTCTCTGGCCAACGCCATCAAGCGGAGCATACAGGTGAGGCAGAGCACTATGTCCCAATCCGGATATATTGCTCCCAGCTACCCTTCTCCCAACAGGGTGATCATATATGACAGCGAAGGAAACAGGGTGACGCCATGACATTAGAAGCTCAGCTTCCGGACGGGACCAAACTGCAGTTTCCGGACGGAACGGACGATGAGGTCATTGATCGGGTGGTGGCCCAGCACCTGGCCACGCAGAAGACCGCAACGGGAACCAACACCCCTCCGCCCGAAGCCGAACCGGATCCCACCCTTAAGGACCGAATGTTGGAGGCCATACCCCAAGTGGGGGGCGGAGTGGTGGGGGGCCTTGCCGCAGCGGGGGCCGGAGCAGGACTTATCCCCATGGCCGGAGCCGTGGCCCTTGGGGCCGGAGCGGGGGAGGCGTATAGGCAAATAGGTCAGCACATCGTTGGGTCTCCAGATGCCCCGGCGACCTCGATGGACGCGGCCAAACGGATAGCCAAAGCGGGCCTGGAGGAGGGAGCATGGGAAACCATAGGGGGCTTGGCCGCGAAGGGTTTCCGGAAGGTCCTCGCACCCTACAAGAACCGCATGGTGGAGGGGGCTGAGGACGTAGTGGAGATGTTCAAGGGGCAGATCAAGCCCGTGGTTCTTCTCCCCCATGAAGCCACCGAATCCCGCGCTCTTGATCTGATCGGGAACATATCCGAATCCAGCATCATAGGGGGTAGCACCATCTCCAAATATAAGACGGCAAGGGGGCAGTTTTTCGACGAATTCGCGGATAGCCTGATAGATGAGTTCGGAGAGCGGACCGACCCCACTGACCTCGGAAATCTGTTTGTTGCTTCCATCGAACGGAGCCGGGATACCCACGCCAAAGCTTCTGAGATTCTGTATAACAACGTGGGAAGAGCCTTGGATAGATATAGCAAGGGGGCAAACCAAGCTGTATTCAAGCGGGTATCCGACGTGGTGGAAGATGAGTTGGAGAAGCCGTGGAACGGAATAATCTACAGGGCGGGGGAGGTAAGGGAGGGTGGATCATTCTTTGCTTTTACCGAAGACTATGCCGACTTCTATTCCGGAATCCACGATGTCCCCGTCCAGGCTTATAAGGTGAACGACCTTGGAAAGCTCAAAATCCTCGACGCGGAATCCAAAGAGATATTTGATCTGGCCGGAACATCGGAAGAGGAATTTGTTGAGCAGATGTTGGATTACCACTCGGTTATTGATGACGCCGTGATAGCCTTACGGGATAAAGGATACGACTCCGTCCTACTAAAGAATGTAGAAACCGATGGGTATGAGGGAGTTGAACTGGTAATCACCAACCCGAGTATGATAGAGAAAGTGGGGGCAGAGGGAGTCACCTCCACTTTACCTACTATCGAGAAAGGGGTCCAGATCTCCACCGATTCCCTCAAGTCCTTTGCCAAGCACCCGCGCAAGATAGCAGAAGACCTCGGGGGGATTGAGGCGAAGAACGCGGGGGATGACCTCATGGCTGCAGTTATGGACCTCCCCGATACCATCAGCTTCGAAGCCGCGAAGGATCTCCGGTCTCGGCTGATTAGCCGCGTCAACGAATTCCAGGTGATCAACAAGAAGGCCCCGGCCATCGGGAAAGCGAAGAAGCTGATCAGCCTCGTGGACTCGGCCATTGAATCCGGACTGAAAGACCTCCCCAAGCCGGAAGGTGGGATGAGATTCCAGATGCCCAAAGCCGAGACCATGGAATCCGGGTTTATGGGAAAAGATGCCGGAAGGGCCATCCCCGCCGTCCGATATAACGGGGAGATATATACCGGCGAGTGGGGTGCTCCTCATTTTGACGTGGCCCAACAAATTCCAGGGGAGGTTGATTTCTCCAAAATCCGGGAATCCGATAGGGGATGGATGATAAACGGGCAGTATGTAGGGAGGGTGAAGGACAAAGCAACTAAGGGCGGAGTAGATGAATGGACCTTCACCGACGCGGGACCCCTGGAGGCATGGAGAATAGCCAACCGCTTCTACAAGGAGGGCCAGGAGAGGTTCAATAACACCATGATCCGACGCCTTATCAAACTGGCCTCGGACAACGGGGTGGGGGCGGAGATGATCGCTCCCTCCATCTTCAAGCCGGGGCAGGTCAGCCGGGTCCGATCAGTTAAGCGGGCTTTGGGCGAGTCCAGCCCGGAATGGAACAGTATGCGCCAGTTCTTCGTCCAGCATCTTCTCTCCAAGTCCACAGACGTCAACGGCCAGATAGTGGGCAAGCGTATCCTCAACAACATCTCAGGGAAGCCAAACAGCTTCGGAATGGAGATGATGAGGGAGACCCTGACCCCAGCCCAGATCCACTCCCTAAAGACCTTTGGACGTGCTGCCCAGATCGCCCAGGAGGCTCAGTCGGAGGGTGCGGGTCGCGTCCTCATCCAGTTGACCCAGGCCGGGGCCATGGGGGCCATCGTCACCGGGAAGTTGGAGATCCCAGCCGCCACCATCGTCTTCGGCCCCGCTGTCCTTAGTAAGCTCCTCCTACGCCCCTCCACGTCCCGATTCCTTACGGAGGGCCTCACCCTTCCCGCCAGTGCCGAAGCGGCGGGGGGTATCCTGGCCCGATTAACCAGGGCCGCCCATGATATAACCCAAGACCAGGAGAAAAGCCAATGATCACCTTTATGCCAAATGCACGGTTCATCGCCATAGACGAAGACGGGAATCCGGTAGCCGGGGGGAAGCTGTACACCTATGCGCACAACAGCTCCACCCCCAAGACCACCTATACCAACTGGTATAAGGCCACCCCCAACACTAACCCCATCATCCTCGACTCCAATGGGGAGTGCTCCGTTTGGATAGACGCTGACGATGGGGCCTATAAATTTGTGTTGAAAGATGAGAATGACGTGGTCCTCTGGTCCATGGACGGGATCGATGCTCCCGGAGGGGAAATCCCGGCTTTGGTAGACGCCTCCGGGGATCTCCTCTATGCCGATGGGGCGGACAGTCTCACTCGTCTGGCCAAGGGGACCGCCCGCCAGGTTCTCCGGATGAATAGCGGGGCCACAGCTCCGGAGTGGGGAGCTGGGTCGGCGGGGACCCTGACCACCCAAGGCGACCTTCTCATCGCCTCGGCTGCCAACGTCCTCGCCCGTCTCGGGATCGGTACTGCCCGGCAAGTCCTGCAGACCAACAGCGGGGTCTCAGCTCCGGAGTGGGCCGCTTCCCCCCAATCTGTCCTCACAGCCGCCGGTGATCTCCTGTATGCCAGTGCCGCCAACACCCTGGCCAGACTGGCAAAGGGGTCTGCTGATCAAAAGCTTTTCATGAATGCGGGGGGGACGGCCCCGGCCTGGGGGTCCGGATTGAAGATCGGCTATGTTTCCCATGACACCTCCACCACGGGAGCCGTTGCCACCACGGGAGTGGGATTCTCCCCCGCCATTATGTTGCTTTTTACCCAGATCGGAGCAGCCACCGGGGAAATGAGCATCGGACTGGACAACGGGACCAATCACTATTGCATCAGCGACGACCATAACAACAATGCCAACTGCTACACGTCCAACCTAACCAAATCCATCTACCTTGATGAAGGGGGTGGGGTGTATGCCACCGGCTATGTGTCGGCCATGGGGTCCGACGGGTTCACCATCACATGGGCCAAGGCGGGGGCAAAGACGGGAACCGCTTATGTCTTCTATTTAGCGATTCGGTAATTCCCCTCGGAGTGTGCGCCTCAACTTCGCCTGGGTCTCCAGCAGCTCAGTTTCCAGGTCGGCCCTGGATGAGGAATAGCACACTCCGCTGACCACCAGCCCAACACACAGCCCCACCGCAAATCCAATCCAGAACATCACGTCTCCTTTCCCATCGACCCCCATCGGGGTCCCCACTTGAAGTCCACCTCCAGCGGCACCATGAATCCCCTGGATGCCGCCCCCTCCATTATTTTCTTGATCCGGGGCTTCACCTCACCTATGGACTCGGCCCGCACCTCCCATACTATATCATCATGGATTTGGATCAGGGGCCACACGTCTTCCCTTTCCCTGTAGAACGGAACCAGTCGCCCCATAGCCTCCTTTATCACCCCCTGCGCCCCCATCTGAATCGGCGCATTCCCCGCTTGTCTCTCCGCTTCTATCCGGGTCCACCGGTTTGGGCTGCGGATTCCGGGTATCCAGCGGACTCGCCCCCAGCAGTCTCGCACATAACCTTTCCGTTTCGCGTGTTCCCCCGAAGCCTTCATGTAGGCCGCTACCCCGGGATAGACGTCAAACCAGGCCCGGATCATCTCCTGGCAGTCGGCCACGGTCCATTGATCCGCCCCTCCCACGGCCAGTTCCCTCTGCAGTCCTTCCGCCGTTATCAGGTTGAGAATCCCAAAGCCCACTCGTTTCGCCGGATATCGATGCTTCATCTCGTCCAGTTGGGGGACGGGGACACCGAACATTCGGGAGGCGGTTTGGCTGTGTATGTCCTCCCCCTGCCAGAAGATGGACATCATCTGCTCATCCTCCGCCTCACTTGCGGCCACCCTCATCTCCACCTGACTATAGTCCCCGGACAGGAACACCCATCCCGGAGGGGCCAGATAGCAGTCCCTCACCTTCCGTCCCTCAGCCGACCGTTGGGGCTGGGCCATCAGATTAGGGGATGATGAGCTTAACCTCCCCGTCGTCGTCCGCGTCAACCGGAGGGTAGTATGAATCCTGTCTCCCTCTGCCATCTGGGGTATCGAGTCCGCGTAGGCCGTCTTTAGTTTCTGGTATTCCCTCCAATCGATTATCTTCTGGACCACCGGGTGTATCCCAATATACCGCATCAGTATGTCATTGGCCGTTGACTTTTCCTTTGCCCCCTTCTTGCTCTTGAACCGCCCCCCGGCCTCGTGCAGCCGGAGCCGGTCATAGATCAGGGTAGACATCTGCGGGTAGCTTGCCGGATTTGCCGCTTTCCCGTCCAGATGCTCCCCCACCAACGCCTCAATCTCCCGCTGCACCTCATCCATCCGATCCTGCAGGTATTGGCTCAATCTCCCAAACGCCTGGTGGTCTATCGGCATCCCCTTCCCCATCATATCCACCACCATGGGCATCGCCCTCATATCACGCCAGAACGTCTCCTCCAACCCCATCGCCTGAATCCTTCCCCAAAGGATGGGGTATACCCGTATCGTCGCGTCCGCATCCCGTGCCGAGTAGTGGGTCGCCGCCTCCTGGTCGATCTCATCCAGTTCCGCCTCCACCAGCGGCCACAGCTCCGCCTCCACTTCCCCTCTCCCATCCATCTTCAACCATCGGTGGTATGGGTCCACCGGCTCCCCTTCCTCCACATCCGCCAACACCCTCTTCACTTTCCTCCTAATATTCTGCGGCTGCCTCACCTTCGGCTCACCCTTGGCCCACTCCAGCACGGGCTTGGGATCCGGCCATTCTATCCCGGCCACCATCTCCAGATATTGAATCGCCTTTGCCCTCGTCGCCTCCCCCACCATATCCCCATAGGCGTCCATCTTCATCCCACAGTGTCGTGCGGCCAGCGGCTTTAGCCCCTGCGGTTCATCCTGGAGCAGGTAGGCCATCACCATCGTGTCCGCGATCCGGGCGGGATGGACACCCATCTGGGCCAGCACCGGGATGTCGTATGCCGCGTTGTGAATCACGGTCGTGGGTGGAGGGGACCCCGCCGTAGGGTGCCCGTAGGCTAAGAGAGATCCGAGAGCAGCCAAGGCCGGGCCTGAGGCCGCATGGACGACGAATGAGGCTCCCGGAGCTACGGAGAAGCTGAGGCCCCACGGCTGTCCCTTGGCCCACTCGGTGTCGACGGCGACCACCGGGGAATCCCAGATGATGGTCTCCACCATTCCGGGGGAGTCGATGATCTCATAATATTCGTTGCCGTCAAAACCATCGACCGGGGGGACGGAGGGAAGATCCCCCCGGATGACGGCGGCGGCAACCTGGATGTCCCGGTGGAAGAGGATCATGGTCTCCGGGCTGTGGAGACCGGCGGCGGGATGATAGCTGGGGATGAGGGTGAATTCGTGGTTGCCCACGGTGACGGGTCTGGGGATGCCGTGATCCATTTCCATATTGGCATCCCCGAGAAAGAAGCGGGTGGAGACGGCCCCCATGCTGATTACCCATTGGGGCTTCATCTGTTGGATGAGGGGGAGGAGATGGGTCTCGGTGCACGTGCTGACCTCTGCGGGGTGGGGATCCCGGTTGCCGGGGGGATGGCACCAGACCACATTGGCCAGCCGGACTCCCCGGTTGAAGAGACCGTTGACCAGCAGCATATGGCGACACTCTTCCCCACTTGCCCCAATGAGGGGGCGACCGGCCCTGTCCTCCTCTATCCCAGGGGACTCGGCGACCACAAGGATCTGGGGGTCCCGGGTGGGGTCGGACTGGAGGACCTCGGGCCAACAGACGCGGCGGGCTTCGGCCAGGGTGGGGCAGAGGTCACATTTCTTCATGGTATACCCAGGGGAGGATGGTGATGTTTCGCTCCTCGGCCAGGGACAGTTCGGCCACAGCACCCTCGGACTCCTCGTATCCCCGGAGGAGCAGGACGGCGTCGCAACGGAGAAGCAACTTGCAATATCCGGCCAGGATGACGCGGTCCGGGACGAGACCGTCGATAAAAGCGGAATTGGTATGGGGACAGAGGGGAGTCCAGCCATGGACCCAAGCCCACTCCATGGCCTTCTCGGCCAGCCTGATGTTCCGCTTCATCCCGTGGACGGTGGAGGCCCGATATGGGCCGCATATGTAGAGTATGTTTCGGTGTTCATCTGCGGGCGACATTTTTCTCCTCCAGGATGATGACCTCTCCGCCACCATTATAGATTGTCGGGTTTCCGGTGATGTTGATGCTGGGGGCCACGGCCCTCTCCACTCTGTCCTGTCTGGCCTCCATCCACTCCTTCCAGTCCATGACCTGGTATTTGGTTTCAATGGCCACCAGGGTGATCATGACCAGCACCGCCATCCAGACAGCGGCGATTAACCACTTAACTATCCGCATATTGCCTCCTTTGATTGATGATGGACTCGGCCATCTTGGGTCCAATACCCTCGACCTCCTCCAGCTCCTCTCTGGTAGCCGCCATTATAGAATCCATAGACGGGAAGTGGGCTGCCAGCTTCCGGGCCTTATCCCACCCGATTCCCTCAAATTGAGACCAGACGCGGGTAGCCAGAGAGGGTTTGGTGAGGTGGGCGAACCTCTCCTGTCGGTGAAACTGGAGATGGGATTTGTGCTTCTCCCACCCCTTGGACCACCACCCATGGGAGGCGTCCAGCCACCTGGCAGTTTCCCACCGCGAACCGGTTGTGACCACCTGCAGACCGCAGATGATGGATAGAGAATGGAAAAAGGCCCAGACGTCCCGGGCCATGAACCGGCGGGACCCTTGGGCTGCCGGGATCCACTTCCCCTTCGCCCCCACACGCATCAGCATACCATTTCGTCGATCGGCACGCCAGACTCCTTCGACCAGGAGGAACACCCAATCATAGTGTTGGGTCAGGCCGACAAGCTGGTGCCCGGAGAGGCGACCGGAAGACATGGACTGGAGGAGATCGAGAAGAGACTTGCGCTCGACCCCAACATCCACGGGACCGGTCGGGCCGAATCCGGACCAGGCAAAGTCGGCAAAGGGGAGGCGACAGACGACGTTGGGGGATGACAGGAAGGGGGCGATCTCGGCGGATCCAGTGCGGTCATCGACCAGGATCATATGAGGCCCTCCCGTTCCGCGAACCAGGCGGCCACATCCGCTACCCCGTCGCTGGGATAGCAGCTCATCACGGACTTGGGGATCCACTGTTCCGTTTCGCCATCCAACCGGAGACATATGGCCATCTCGCTCTCGGCCACGATCTCGTCGTAATCTATCTCCAGATATTCAATCTCCATATCAACCCCCATTGGCCATTGAGCTTAGGAAATCGAACGAACACATGGGTCCGACCAGCTCCTCTCCGGCCAGATCCGGATTCTTTCGGCAATTCTGCACCCACAGGACGAAGTCTCCATCCTCATCCCGGTAGATCTCGGCGTTCACCTGGACCAGGAATCCGGTGTCCCCGAAGCCGGACCGCTCATATTCCCCGGTCCGCTTGTCATTCACGTATTTGGGTTTCATCTTGTGGATAAGCACGATATTCTTATCCTGTTTGTACGCGTCCCGGATCAGCTCCCGGTATTCCTTGTTGACCGGCCCATATTGGTAGGGCATGACCTGGGTGAGGCGACCAAACCGGGCCAGGCGGAGAAGCTCCCAGATCTCCGTGGCCGTGTCTATCACCAGGGTTCGAAACCTCTTCCCTTTCAGGGCATAGTAATAGGCTTCCTTGAACCGGTCGAATTCGCCCTCGGCCTCCGTTGTGGGGTCATCTTCATCCACGTGCTCCAGCCGGAGCAACTGGATATCTTTATCCCCAAACTTCTCCACCACACCCTCTTCCCCTATGTCCGTGGAGAAGAGGGCCAGGGGGCCAGGGGCGGTGAGCGCAAAATGCGTCTTCCCCTGTTTGTCCATTCCGGAGATCGACAGTATGATCCGATCCGATCCCTCCAGATCGGAGGCCGGGATGAATCCATATTTCTTATCCGATGCCGCCATTTATCCTCTCCTTTCGTCTTTCAACGATCCGGTTAACCACCATGGCTGCCCCTCGGGGGAGGACTGGGTAACCCATTCGGATCTAAGATATGGGTTGGCCATGGACGCCACGCACTGGACCAGATCCTCTTCCCTCAGACACAGGAGACAAGCGGACCCCGGGGGAACGGTGAGGTCGGTTTGCTTCAATCCAATGTTCCTGTCCTGAATACACCTTCGGCACAAATAAACCACTCCAATGTCTTTGGTCATGTTCCATCCCCCCCAATCAGGTTCTCCAGTCCCCCCAAGATCATGCGCCAGTTGTCATCCAGCTCCTTTTGGGTGAAAACGATTCGGGCCACACGATAGATGGGTCCGGATCCCTTATAGTCTCCCATAATGTGAAAAATTCGCATCACTGCCACCCTCGTGTCCCAGGCCCGGCAGTAGGACTTTACCTGGGCCATATAGTTGAAATTGTCGGTTGGTGGGGTTCGGACCGATTTCCACGTGGCCTTATACTCCTCCACCACCAGGGGAACCTCCCCCTGGGGGTCAGGGGCGATCCCGTCGGGGGACATCCATATCCCATCCACGTTTATCTGCGGCGGACGGACGGCGTACTTGTCCCTCATGATCTGGCTTAAGGCCCTTTCCCACAGGAGGCCAATTTCGGCGGTCAATTCCATATCGGTGAACCCGTCCCCCCGATATCCGAAGCCGGAGCGGTTGGCCACGTGGGATATCACTTCCCCCAAGTGGATTCCTTCCGCTCTCGGCTCCTCATCCTCAAACATCGTCTTAGGCCACTTTTCGTCCTGTATCTCCAGCTCCATCCTCTTCTCCCCATAAGGCCGCCAGCCTTTCCTCCAGCCGGTCGCAGGTGCAACCGGCAAAGAGGCAGGTGAGGATGTGTTTATTAGGTCCCACGGAATTGTCTACCCACTGGCCCCAGACTCGGGAATAGCTTACATCCTTGGGACAAAATAACCACATGCTTGTTTCACTCAATTGGTCTCAGCCTTGGGCGGTTCGGGAGCCGGGGGCACCTCCTTGATAACGAACCGGTCCATAATGGCCGTCAGTCGTCCGATCAGTCCACGAATGGAGTATTCCGTCACCTTGTTTCCCTTCTCCTGTTCGTAGAAGTTGATCAGCTCCTGGTCGACGGCCTTCTTCACATCGGCCTTATAGTCGGCCATGACCACCATGGGTGAGGCCAGGAGGACCGTGGCGATTGCTATTGTCATAATAACCTTTATCATTGTCTGTCTCCTTAATCTCGGGTTGAGGTTAACCGGCGATCAACGTCCCGTCGTCATATTCCCACGGTCCGTTCCCCAGGAACTCATCATCAAAGGCGATCTTGATGGCTTCGTTCCGGTCCGGGTCGTCCTTGAGGGTCTTGAACAAATGTCCGGGGATCTCCTTCTTAGTCAAGGTTCCCACCTCGGCCAGAATGCTGACCAGGGCCTCTGTGGTTTTCTCCTCCACGTCTCCGGAGGTCTTGGGTTTCGGTTTGCCTTTCCCCGCTGCGGGTTTGGCCTTTCCCTTGGCCTTTCCCTTAGCCTTGGACTCGCCGGGGAGGGTGAGGATCTCACCAACGACCAGGATGGTGGCGGGTCCGTATTTCTCTTCCCGCTCCTTCTGCTTGGCCGTCTGTTTGATCCCGGAACGCTTGGGGGCCGGGACCCGGATCACGTGGGCCTCGGTCCCATTCACCACGCTGATGTCGGTCCCCAGCCGCTCCGTCGGGAATCCCGCGTCAATCAGCGACTTGAGGAATATCCCACCGTTGCTCGACATCCGAATTCCGGAGGCGGTACCCACCGCAATCAACTGCTTCCCGTCATCCGACGGCATCCAGTCCTTGGGGGATCCCATGCTGTAATACTGGTCCATCTCGTCTCCGTCCACATCCATCAACACCTTTAGGCTGGGGGTCTCGGGGGCTGAACCCTGGTAATCAAACATCTCAAAGCTCAGCTCCTTGAGAACCACGTCAACGTCGTCGATCAGTCCTCCACCTTCCACAAAATCTTCCGGGTTTAAACTTGCTGCTTCTTTAGCCATAACTACCTCCAATAGGCTTGGGGATGGTTTTATTCAGTCGATAGGCCCCCTTAAACCACTCGACCGTCAGATGCTCATTCCGCACCAGGAACCACGTGATGTTGTTATCCGTCACAAACGTCTCACACCAATCCTCCTTTGATCTCACCCCCCTTCCGGTTGCTTGGATTAACTGCTGCATGACCAAATAGGCCGTGAAGTCACGATCCGCCTTTGATCTCGCCTTGATTATTACCCCACGAGTGTCGGGGTAAGGAAGCTTGACGATTATCTGCCATCTGCACTCACCCTCTGGGAAGTCCCAGCCGGTCGCCATAGAGGGGGAGACCAGGATCGCCGGGGCCTCCATCCTCTTGAAGCTGCGAACCACGGATTCCGTGTCTCTTCGGCCATGGCTGACCATATACTCCCGGTATTTGGATCGCTGCAGGATCAGATCCCGTCGGGCATAGGATACCGTGTGAATTATCCCCTTCCGGTCCAGCCGGTCTCGGATCACCTGGTCCACTCGGGTGACCCACTGGCGATTCTCGGCCTCCCCGATCCGGTAATTCATCCGGACCGTGGGGACGTGGATGAGCGGCCTGTGTTCGACCGGGAACGAGTGGGGGTATTCCCTGACCTTCAAGCCCCCGTTGACGCCCAGGAGAGATGCGGTCTTGGGGACAACCGTGGCGGAGGTCAGGACCACCTGGGGGACTCCCAAAAACAGGTGGGATTCGGCGAAGGGGGCGGGCCACAGGGGGCTTAGGGTGACGGCGTCGGGGTTATCCTCCCACACCCAGCGTCCGTCTATCTCCTGTATCCGCTCCAGCTTCTTGGACAGCCGCTTCAAGGCCACAAATTTCTTCTCTTTCCGGAGGGCCTTGGCGTCCCCCATTTCCTCCTCCACTTCCACCAACCGCTCCAGTGCCCAATCGGACCAAGTCCGGGCATCGTTGGGCAGGGAGCCATTAAGCCGGAGGAGGCGGGATTCCAGCTTGTTCTTCTTTGAGAAGCGGACCGAGATATGGTCGATCAGGTGGTCCGGGGCCGAGTGGGCCTCGTCCAATACCAGAAGCTGAAACTCCCCCAGACCGGAGCTGTATTCATTCTGCGCCATCCAATAGGCATAATTGGTGACCACCACCTTGGCCCTCATCGCCCTTCTTAACTGGTCGTAATAAAAACATCCCCCTTCGGATTTGAGGCTGCATTTTACCCCGAAGCTGCACATCCCGCTGTCACATGAGACCTTGGTGTTGAGGCGACAGGGATAGTTCCCCCGTCCCCGAATGTCCACCACATCCTCTCCCCCGAAGTCGGCCATCAACTGACTCTGCAGCCCCTTGGTGGAGGTGAGGACCACGGTTCGGCCCATGAGGAGGCGGGCAGCGGACATATATACCACGGACTTCCCAAAGCCTGTCGGACAGACCAGGAGGAGGAAACGGGCATCAGCCCCCGCGATGGACTCACACGCCTCCGCTTGGTGCTCCCTCCACTCGCTGAATTTGGGGGGAAGACCGAATGCCGCCGGTGGGGGTAAACTCATTTCATATCACCCAGGTTCGCCCTGGTTCCTCCATTAGCCAGCTCACCATATCGATCCATCAGTTCCTCCTTATACCGGTCCTTCCAGAAACCCTCGGGCATCCGGTCTATGTGCCGCTTGACGGTCAATATCAACCTCTGGGCCTCCCGGGTGGACCCCCGGGTGAGGTGCTGGGTGACCCGTTCCCCCAGACGGGAGAACACCGCCTGGAAGTCGTTATTGGCCTCCTCATCCCTCATGATCTCCAAAATGACGTCCACCTGGCCCGAGACCGAAGTGATGTCGTCCTGTCTCCCCAGCCACGACATGTGCCGGTGAAGCGCATGGCGGAGGAGATCACCCTTGGTCCGGTAGGGGAAAGCCTTGGATTGGACTACCTGTTCCATTTGCCTCGCCATTGCCGGGATGGCACGAAACCATAGGCGGGCTGAATGGCCCTTGGTGTCCGATGCGGGAATCCGGAATTCGTCCGGGTTGGGGCCTTCGCCCTTCTCAACTATCCGCAACACGGATCTCCCTCTCTTTAATCATGGTATGGAGCTTGTCAATTGATAGCCCCAAGGCCGAAGCCAGGGCCACCAGGCACTCCACCGATGGCTGTGTCTCCCTTCTCATCACCCGGCTGATATGAGAGACTGAATATCCCGTCTGCCTTGCCAGTCGGGTGACGTTGACGATCACCTCCACCGGCTTGTCATCCTTGTCCCTGATCGTTATCTCAAATTTCTCCATCTCGTCCTCCTCGCTGGTTGCTCCGAACACAAATCATATCACCCCGAACGCGGCGACGCAAGGGGGCTTCCCGCGCGTCCCCCCGGCTGTTAAACTGTGTGTAGTGGGCAATGGGAGACGGGGAGGAGCGCACTGGCGCACTGGCGCACCAACGCAAGAACGCACACCCTCAATGGATGATCCAGAGACAAGAATGACGGAGCGGGCACGACATGAGATGCGGGAATCCCGGGGCGATCTCCGGCTGCAACTTCACCTGATCGACCAGGAGTTGGACCGGACCGCCCCATGGGAATCCCCTCCGTATCGGAATGACCGGAGGAGGTTGAACCGCCGTCGCGAGTCGATCCTCCGGCGTCTCCAGGGGGACGATCCCCTTTTTTCAGTTGACCGTCTCCAGCCGCACCAACGATGCTATTCCGATCTCACCGACCAGCAGAAGCGCCAGTATCGGATGAGGAAATCCGTCGATGAGATTCTGCAAACCCTTAACCCTTAACTAAAGGAGGTATGGTATGATCAAGATGCCGAGAGGAAAGTTCAACGTGATCGTGGGAGGCCAAGCCGGGTCGGAAGCCAAGGGAAAGCTGTCCGGGTGGTTGTGTCAGCGGTTCCAGCCGGATGTTCTGGTGATGACCGCGTCACCAAATGCTGGGCACACGGTGGTGATGGATGGCGGGGCCAAGATGGTCAGCTATCACCTGCCCATCGGAGCAGTTATGTGCTCCGCCGACATCCTGCTGACCGCTGCCAGTGTGATTAACCCTCGGATCCTTCGGGAGGAGATAGTGGCCCTGGGGATAAGCCCAAACCGGATCTATATCGACCCCCGGGCTGCGGTCATCGGGGAAGACCATATCAGCAGGGAGAAGGGGGAGGGGATGAGCGACATCGGGTCCACCCTCCAGGGGATCGGGGCATGCCGTAGGGAAAAGATGAGGCGGGATGGGACCATCCAGTTAGCAAAGGATAAGCCGGAGCTGCACGGGATGATATCCACCTTTCCCGTTTCGGTGATGATCCAGACCCACTTGGGGGAGGACAGCCTCGTCCTGTGCGAAATGACCCAGGGATTCGATCTCGACCTGGAGCACGGGATTCATCCCCGCTATTGCACGTCCAAGATGATCAATCCGTCCATGGCGATGGCCGAAGCCGGGGTTCCTCCCTCCTCCGTGGGGTCCATCTTCGGGGTCATCCGACCCTTTCCCATTCGGGTCAACAACCGGACCGGAACCAGTGGACCCTATGCTGATGCGGAGGAGATAGACTGGACCACCGTGGCCCGGATCTGCGGATACCCCGGTCCCATCTCGGACTTCGGGGAGATCACCACGACCACCAAGCTGCCCCGGAGGGTGTTCACCTTCTCGTGGGAGCGATATGAGCTGTTCGTCCGAATCTGCGCCCCCACGTCCATCTGTCTCCAATTCGCCAACTACCTGGACTGGTCCGTTTACCGATCCCACCGGCTAACGGACCCCGTGATCCAGTTCATCCGGAAGGTGGAGGACTTTGGGGGAGTCCCGGTGGACCTGGTAGGGACGGGACCAGAGAACCAGTGGATGGTGGAGGTAATTGAGGATGTCCAATAACTTCGATGCTATAGTTGAAAGCCGCATAACCCTCATCCGGAGGGTCCTGTCCGCCAAGGGGTCCGAGTATGCCACACCCTCCGACCGGTTCCACAACTTCCGTCTGGCTGCCCTTATGGGAAGGACCTCTGCCCCCCGCGCTCTGTGGGGAATGGCCGCCAAGCACCTGGTATCCGTGGTTGACCTGGTGGAGGGTCGCCTGGACCATTCGGACCGCGACCTGGTGAAGGAAAAGGTGGGAGACCTGATCAACTACTTGATCCTCCTGGAGGGCCTGTTTGAGGAGATGGGTGGGGAAAGCTCTCCGTAGGGTGTCCCGCACCCGTTGAGGGTCTGAACAAGCGAAAGGCCGCATCCCGTGGGGGACCGGCCTTTCGTGGTTTTGGGCTGGGGGTCAAGTGAGGTGGATGGCCAGGGACGCCACCAGGGTGATGAATGCGAACCATGGGTGGTCGTCCCATAGGACGAAGGCCACAATTGCTCCTACCGCCAGGATCATCTCTCCTCCCGGAATTCAACATATTCCCGGGACCATGAGGTGCTGCTGTCCTCCAGGATCTGGTCCACGTCCTCGATGGCGATCCCGGCCAGCAGCATGTTCTCCCGGAGCTTGGGGATGTTGACATTGGACCCCTTACTGGTCTTGACTGTGGCCTTGCCCAAGCCCTTGATGGTGTAATCTTTCAGTTCATGTGCCGTCATCAGGGGGAGAAGGATATCGTTCGACTCCGCCTTTAGCTGTTTGGCCTCGGCCTCCAGGGCTTTGGCCTTTGCCCTAGTCCGAATGGCCCCCTCAATCGTCTTCCTGGTCTTCGCGTCCATATTCCCTCCTTAGTCTGTGGATTCTGTCGTTTAGTCGCCGCTGCTGTCCGCGTTGACGGATCAGCTCCGCGTTGTCCTCTCTCCATTTCCGTTCCCGCTCCTGGGAGTGGAGCCGGGAAAGTTCGGGATCGGGTCCCCACTCGTTGTAACTGTCTATCTTGTCGATCAATTGAGCCATTCCCTGTCGGAAGATCGCGCTGGTCGACGCGTCCCGCATGGTGGACCGGGGACAGGAGCTGCAGACCAGCATCCGGTTGACCCTGTAGTCGGGGAGGGTGAACAGGGTCTCCTCCCCGGACTCCAGGGCTTGACGGGTTTCCTCCGCTATCCGGCAGTTGATCTGGCAAGCCCCCGGTGTCAGTCGTGCCGACATGGGGGAACACTCGATCATTCGGCCAGATCGGTCAGGTTCGCGGCCTCCCCCTCCGCTTTCGGTTTGGGTTTGGACTTCGGTTTGGTAGGGTCCGCCTTCTTCCCCTTGGCCGCTTTGGCCGCTTTGGCCGCCTTGGCCTTGGCCGCCTTGGTCTCCTCCAGGATGGTCAATTCCCTCACCCCAAACCATTCGTCCAGGTCCTTACCGTTCCCCTGTCGGAGGTCGTAGACCAGTCCGATGGCCTGTTTCAGGTCGTAGGTGGTGAGGGGATGGTGGGTATGCCCCATTTTGGAGCTTGCACGGTCGGCCATGCGAAAAAGAAGCTCGGCCAGGTGAGGAAGGTTGGATCCGTATCCCAGATCCCCTCCAACCGTGACCACCCCGCTGCCGTCTTCCCACTCCAGGGTGGACAGCTCCAGACCGATCTTGGCCAGGGCATTGACGGATCGGTTGACGAGTCGGCCTATGGCCGGTGCCCCCTCCACGGACCATTCCAGCTTGGACAGCGGCTGGTTACCGGCGTCCAGTGCCTTGATGTCCTCGGCCAGATCCGCGATCCAATCCGCTGCCGGTTGCGTATCCCCGTCTGTGCGGATCTCCAGGTTGACCTTGGTCTTTAGGTGTTTGGTGTTGATGGCGTTCAGCGTCTTCACTTCCTTGGCCTTGGGTACACTCGTCCGGATCGTGCTGTTCATGGTTCTCCTCCTCGATTTGATGGTGGTGGGTGAATGGCCGCCTCGTAAGGCCGCCGCCTGTAATCCGTTCAGCATAGCACCTCGGGTGGTGCTTGTCAAGGGGTCAACGGTTGTGCCCAGATCATCATGGGTCTGCAGTCTGCCCTCATCCGACCGACACCTCTGGTCGTTCCGCTATACCGCCGGGGCTTCCGCTTCGGGTCCGGGTTGCAAAGGGCACAGTGCTCCTTGATCAGACCATGCTTGCACCTGCACTTGGTGGCCATAGGTCTCCTCCTTGATCGCGCCCCCGCGCATGAAGGCCGGGGGCTTCGGGTTTGGGGTTACTTGGGGTCAGCATACCGGTACACGTTGAGTCCGACAAAGACCCCGTCACCAACGTCCACGTTCCCTCGGGTGCTAGCGATGATCTTCGTCTTCCCGGATTTGCTGAGCCCGTGCTCCTCGCTGGTGTCCACGGTGATGATGAGCTTCTTCCCTTTGGTTTCGGTCGTCACGTTTAACATGGTGCTACCCTCCTATGGTTGGTGGTTGACGGTTGACTGGTTTCACCTCCTCTCTCCAACTGGTTAATTGGCTCGGATCTCCCTCCATCCCCGAAGGGAGACCCTGGTCAACTAAGCAGCCAGGCGATCCTGGTAGTCGTCGCAGAGACCCTGGAGCATCTGGGTCCGGGTTGAAATGGTGAACAGGTTGACGGATCTCATGAGCCTGGTGGCCGCTCCATGGAATTCGTACAGGGTCCGGCTACCGCTCATCTCGACCTCGGCCTTGTGGGCTTCCTGGAAAGCCTTGAAGCGGTTGGGAGCCAGGAGTCCTCGATCCATGGCGTCGTAGGTCAGCTCCTTGAATCCTGGTTCGGGAAGCTCGATGGTCCGGAGACCTTCCTGCCAGTCACTCAAGGCATGGGACTGCGTGACCATCTGCATGAGAGCGGAATCGGCTTTCTCCAGCAGCACGTCCATGTTCAGTCCGCTGGTATGCTTCCGGAATTCCATAAACTCACCCTTGAACATGAGGTTGGAGCATGCGATGACCATGGTCCCTGCGCATATCCCTACCGCGAAAGTCTTCATCAAGGAATTGCGGAATCCGAGTTGGACAAAGCTGGTATTCCCTATCGGCATATCCAGGGTCCAAGTCCCGAAGAGATTGCGACCCTGGTTCGTGAGCGTATAGCTCTCTTCCCGGATCGCGATGCCCATTCGGGTGGCAGTCTCGTCTAAAGCCCTCAGCACGTCGCCATGCGGGACAGGGTTCCAAGTCTTCGTGGGATCCGGTGCTGGGACCGCCATCACCGTGTCCCGGTCCACTCTCTCCTTACTCGCGTTGATCGCTATCCGCCTCTCTTCTGGTGTCATGGTTCGTCCTCCTTGGTTTGGTGTTGTCCGGTCCTGATGGACTGGCTCGGACCCTCCCCTGTCGTGAAGCGAAGGGTCCTGGTCAAGCCGTCAAGAGATGTAGGTCCACACCCGCACAGCGTCACCCTCCGGGTGTAGGTCGATCAGGATCCCGGAAAAAAAGGAGTCTGGCTGATAACCGTCGTGCTCCTGGATCACGGTTGGTGCTGCTGAGGCTGGTGCCATAAAGTCGTCCAATCGGTATTGGGATCCCCGGTAGGTGAAGAACCCATCAGGGTCCAGGTATCTCCAGTGCCCATTGCCTATGACCTCGATCTCGTCCTCTTCCTCCTCGGGGATCGACCAAAAGCCATAGTCGGATCCGTCACCCTCGTGGGATCCGAAACAGCACCCCTCCGGAGCGATCTCATCCAGAAAATCAAACAGCTCGTGGGTGAGATCCGTGGCGGTCTCCTGGTCTTCCTCATCCCACTCCTGCTCATCCAGCAGCCAGTCGGCAGCTTTCCGGATGTCCGCGACTCGTTGACGCATGCTGGGGTCCATATTCCCAGCTTCCGCCTCCAGCACAGACAGGAAACTCGGGATTAGGTCTTCCTCTCTCATCGTTCCGTGGCTCACGCCCACGTCCTTCCATCGTTTGTCCAGTCTCATCGTTCGTCCTCCTTTGTTGGTGGTTGACCACCTGTGGTGGAAAATTGACCACCTGTGGTGGCGGTTTCGTGCCCTCTCGTTGGAGCGATCCTGACCCCCGGGAAGCTGGGGACCAGGGGAGACCCCCGGACCCCAGACCCCACGGTCGTCCTACTACACGCCAGGAAGCGGAACCTCCACGGTCCACACCTGACAGTCAGACCCCGAGTCCAGGTGTCGTTGTCGTTCAGCTTCCAAGGCTCGTTGAGCTTCCCTGGGGTTCCAGTAGGACCCCAGCACGGTCGTGCTGTCCTCGGCGGTCTGGTGGGGTCTGGACTCCAGCAGCACAACCAGGCACCTGGCCGGTTTCGCTTCCACCAACCAAACGGCGTCACCCTCGGGGGTCTCCCCTACCTTGTTCCGCTCGTAGTCAGCCAGGACTGCAGCTTCGACTTCCCGCTCGTCCCGCTCGTCGCTCTCCACTCTCAGCCTTACCGTAGTCTCGTGTTCCACGTCCACCCCTCCTTGTTTAACTGCGACCTCGGGGGTCGCGCCCCAGTGTCCCGAACGGACACCTACCCTCCAACGTTGCAAGCCCCGTGCCACAGCGGTAAGACCACAACGGCTTGTGTACTCCGTGTCTGAACCACAACGGCTTGTGGTCTTCGTGTTCCGGCCTCTCGGGGGTCGTTGGTCAGCTTTAACCAACGCTGGTCAGCTTTAACCAACGGCCACCTCACCCCTGGACCCCCACCACAACGGCTTGTGGTCTTCTTCCCTAAAACCACAACCCGTTGGACTTGGCACGTTTCTTGCAAGTGGGCAGAGCACTGGTCAGCTTTAACCAACGTCAAGGTTAACGGTGTTGACTGGCTGGTAACTGCAGGTGGGGTGAAGTCTGGCAGGTAGGAAGCCGCGGTGGCACGCCTCTTGCACCCTGCAAGCCTCGTGCCAGCCGAGCTGCTAGGGTTTGGCACGCCAGTTGCAACTGCAAGACCCGTGCCAAGGTCGCTCTGGTTCGTGGCACGTTAGTTGCACCCTGCAAGACTCGTGCCACACAGCTTTGGCACGTTAGTTGCAACTGCAAGGGTCGTGCCAAAACTGGGTCCCACTGGCCAGGGGAGGGGGGACTGTGGCGAACCTTCGACCCTATAGGGTATAGTCTATGCCATTCTCGATTTCCACGGGGAGCCGACCCCTGCATATTGTCCCGCACACAACACTACCCGCATGCGAGACGTGGGCCACGGGCCGGGGGACAGGGGGGTTCGGGAAACAATGAGTTGACGGGTCCCCTCCACCCGTGATCCCATTAAGCTCAACCCAGACGACATTTCCTCCTTTTTGTCGTCTTTTCCGCACCACGGGGTGGGGGGACGCCGCCACTCCCCACCCCCTCCATAATGAGAGGATATATGGCAGAATCGAAGATTACCGCCGAATTCAAAGAGCAATTCCTGGAGATGCTCGTGGTTCTCCCGAATGTCACTGCAGTCTGCAGGCTGATGGGAGTCCACCACTCCAATTTGTATCGGGCGCGGAAGAAGGATGAAGACTTCGACCAAAAGATCCGTGAGGCACTGGACGCGGGATACGATATGGTGGAAGAAGAGGCCCGCCGACGGGCAGTTGAGGGGGTACTGGAGCCGGTATACCACCAGGGGGAAGAGGTGGGGCAGGTCCGCAAATATTCCGACAATCTCCTCATGTTTCTGCTCAAAGCCTACAAAAAGAAATTCAATCCCCAGGCCAAGTTGGACTTCGGGAACAAGAAAGTTACCATGGTCTTCGATATTGGAGGGGATGATGGGTGACCCCAAACTTATCGTAGTTTCGGGACAGCCCCGGTCCGGAACCAGTCTCATGATGAGGATGCTGGATGTGAGCGGGGTGTCGACCCTTGCCGATGAACCCCGAAGCTACGAAATGGAGAAGCTCAACAACCTGGCAGAGGACAACCAGTGGCTTCTCGACCTGCAGGGGGCTGTTAAGATCCTTTTCCCTTTAGTTATGCACATACCCGTGGACCTGGACTGTCGTGTGATATGGATGACCCGCGCTCCCCGACAGCAGGCCGCCTCCCAGGCCCTCATGGCCGGACGCTTCCATTCTCCCGCATTCATCAAGGAAGTAAACTACAAGATCCCCAGAGTCTTCAAAGTTATGGGAAAGAAGGTGTTGACCGTCTCCTTCAACTCATTACTGGACAACCCCCCCAAACAGGCCAAGAGGGTGTCCAGATTTGTGGGTAGACCGATAGACTCCGATCCCGTGGTCCGCCGGGACCCCCGGCCCGGATTCTTCAAATTTGGAGAATTGGAGAGCCGATGAAGATCCACTATATAGCGGAGCCAACGCCCTCCCAACTTCACAAGTCCGATGCCTTCTACCGGGGACTGCGGGGTCCCGTCCGTAGCGGAAAGTCCACGGCCATGTGTATCGAGATTATCAACCGCGCCCGACGCCAGGCCCCTTCCCAATCCGGAGTCCGCCGCACCCGCTGGGCGGTAATCCGCAACACCTATCGGGAGCTGGAGGACACTACCCTCAAGACTTGGCTGATGTGGTTCCCCGAAGATGTCTTCGGCAAGGTCAATCGCCGCTCCATGGTCCATCTTCTCCAATTCAACGATATCCACTGCGAGGTCATGTTCCGCGCCCTGGACCGGCCCGACGATATTGCGAAGCTCCTATCCATGGAAGTGACCGGAGGGTGGGTGAATGAGGCACGGGAGGTGCCCAAGGCCGTCATCGATACCCTGGGAGACCGAGTTGAGCAGTACCCCTCCCGCATGGACGAGGGTTGCACCTGGGGCGGGGTGTTCATGGATACCAATGCCCCCGATGAGGACCACTGGTGGTTCGAATTGGAGGCCAATCCCCCCGAAGGTTGGGAGTTCTTCACCCAGCCCGGAGCACTCAAGGAATTTCGCGGATCTTTCGTCCCCAACCCCAAGGCCGAGAATATACGCAATCTCAACGGGGGCCATGACTACTACCTCAAGAGGTTAGCGGGGAAAGCGGAATCGTATGTTCGGGTTTATTATTGCAACCAATTTGGATATGTAGAGGAGGGGAAGAGGGTCCACCCCGAGTATGCCGATGCCACCCACTGCGCCCCCTCCACCATAGTCCCCGATCCCCGACTTCGGACCGTAGTGGGACTGGACTTCGGCCTCACCCCCGCTGCCGCCTTCTTCCAGCAGGCCGCCAACGGCCAGTGGCGTCTATTCCACGAGATAGCGACGGAGGACATTGGGGTCAAACGCTTCGGGGAACTGGAACTATTACCCTATATTCTCTCCGAACTGGACGGATTCCAAATCGAGATGTTCGGGGATCCCGCCGGAGTCCAGAGAAACCAGGTGGACTCCTCCACCCCCCTCCAAATTCTGGAGGCCCTTGGCTTCAACATTCAGCCCGCCCCATCCCAGGACCCCACCCTCCGCCGAGAGGCTCTGGCTGCTCCCCTATCCCGAATGATCGATGGGGAACCGGGTCTCATCATTGACCCAAGCTGCAAGGCTCTCCGCAAAGGTCTCTCCTCCAAATTCATCTACAAACGGATGCAGGTGGTGGGGGATGAGAAATATCACGATAAACCGGATAAGAACTGGTGGTCCCACGTCTGTGAGGCTGCAGAATACGGGATGGTGGGAGCCGGAGAGGGGTATCGGATCACCCAGAGGCCCCGACGGTCTAGTTCCTACTTGCCCCCTATGCGGGCCACTGGAACCCACGGGTGGTTAGGAGCCTAACGATGCCAGTTCGAAAAGTAGGCAAATACTGGAAGATAGGAAACGGGAAGGCTAAATATAAATCCAAGGCATCTGCTGAGCGGGCCTATGCGGCCTACAGAGCCAAGAAACACGGAGGGAAAAAATGAAACGTCTGCTTATTGCACTGCTGTTCGTCCTTATGACCGTGGCTGGAGCACAGGCCGCCGATGTTCAGATATCCAGTGGTATTCCCACAGTCCAGGCCATCCGCCACTTCTATGTGACCGGCTCATCCGACATCTCCGCCTCCCTTACCATTCCCACTCAGGGGGTGAAGGTCATGGAGCTGGTGTCTATTGAACTTCACCTATCTGCTGCTGGGGGAGCAAATGATCTGACTGTCACCCACGATTCAGTCCGGGGGGCGGAATATGACACGGTCTGGCTCACTCAGGACATGACCACGGCCACAGACGTCTTGGTCCAATATAACCCGGGGGAGGCCATCTTCCCCGCCGGTTCGGCCCTGGACTTTGCCTGGACCAACGGGTCCGGTCGCACCTATGGCCTCGCCGTAACCTACAAACTTAGATAATGGAGGCCAAGATGAAACGATTAGCCATACTCTTCGGTTTACTGATTACTTTGCTTCCCGTTGCGGCTGGGGCGACCCTCACCGTCAACGGGGTGGAGGTGGTTGGGGGGACCTTCACTACTCCGGATATCGGAGTGGCCACGGGGACCAGTCTGGATGCCAGTGGGGCCGTATCGGCTGGGAATTTGACGATCAATAGCGGGTCGATCACCGACACCAGCGGGGCCATTTCGTTCGGTAATGAGACGCTGAGCACCACGGGGGACGGGAGCTTCGGGACCGTGGACTTGACCGACGTCACGGATGGTAATATTCCCAGCATGGCCTCCGGAGCCGGTGGGTTTGAGGATTCCCCCCTCTCCACGGATGGAACGGATCTGACATCCACGGGGTCCATGACAGCGGATGGGTTCGATGCTGGTGACGCTAACATCACCAACGTCGGCAACATAGCCCTCGACAGCATATCCTCTGATTCCGGTGGTGCGATTGCCGTGACCCTTGGCTCAGACTCGGGGGATGACTTCAACATTGATAGCGGTGGGTTTGTGTATGAGGGGGATAATAATCGAGTCGGCATCGGGACGGCGAGTCCGGTGGCGATGTTGGATGTTGCTGGAACTGTTTACTCAACTGGGGTAGCAGCCTCAGTTACATTCACAGACCGAGCAAATTATCCTACTGACATAAATGACAAATGGGGGTGGTATGCAGATGGAGGTATTGCAAAATTATACCACAGCACTATCGGAACAACAATCGCTGTAAACAATACCTCCGGCAACGTCGGCATCGGGACGACAGCACCCGGCAATCCACTTGCCGTCAACAGGTCAGGGGATGGTGTCATTGTGGATTTTGAATCGGCAGACACGGTTGAAGGTAATGTTTCCATAGCCGGTAACACAACGTCGTATAACGCATTTGTCGGCAGCCATTACACTCAGCTACAGGAAGGTCAATCGGAGCTACCTGTTGGTGCAGTCGTCGTTTCAACCGGAGAGATAATTCCGTGCTCAGTGTCGAAACAGAAATATACCAAAGTAAAGCCGCTTGATGCTGTAAACATTATTGACAAAGCGGATGCGGTTGAAATCGTGAATGTGGAAGTTGAGGACAAGGACAATATCCTTTCTCAGGAATCCACCTATTCATTCGACTCCGAAACAAGCGAGGAGAAAGAGGCCATTACCTATACATATGGAACTAAGACCGTCCACAAAAAACGGCTAAAGGACGGGGTTTATTTTCATCCGAAAACACGGCAATTTTATACTATCAAACCGGGATATATAAAAAAGGATGATGGTTTTTATCTCGAAAAAACCGTTTCCAAATTGAAACCCAACAAAGAATATTTCGTCTATGTGGACACAACAACCACGGCATCGGATAAAAGCGTCTATGGGGTGATGTTAGGCAAAATGTCCGATGATGCAAAGGGGATGAGTTTCGGAAAGGATACAGACCCAGTTTATCTAATTGCTCAGGTTGGCTTGTTCAAGATTCGAGTCACCGATACCAACGGAAATATTGAAAATGGCGACTACTTGGAAACGTCTACAAGGGCGATGGAAGCACAGAAACAAACAAGCGGTGCAAAGCTAAACAGCACCATTGCCAAGGCCATGATTGATGTAGATTGGTCAACTGTGGATACAGATCCAGATCTTGGGTATAAGTGGAAATTGATACCCTGTACGTTTTAAGGGGAGGAACCCAAATGAGACTGATACTGGCTATTTTATTTGCTCTTATTACCTCTCCGGTCTGGGCTGCAGATGTTTCCCTCTCCTGGGATCCTTCGGACAATGCAACAGGGTATCGGATCTATACCAGCACGGATGGGGGACAGACCTGGGATTCCGGGGTAGACGTTGGGGATGTAACCGAATATACCTACACGGGGGTCCCCGACTCTGGATTAGTCCTATTCCGCGTTAGTGCCTATAACAGTTCCGCCGAGGCCATTAGGTATGAAGCTGGAGCCTGGTACTGCGCCCCGTGGCAACCTCCAAACCATCCGACGGGGGTAGGCGTGGAATAATGGGACTGACCGCAACATATGTCGATTCCACCACCTTCACGATCTCCGGGGATCAGACTGACGTCTTTGAGTCTGGCCAGAAGGTAAAGTTGACTCTGGTACCCGGGGGATCGGTTTATTCCACTGTCTATTCCGCTTCTTACTCCGCTGGAAGTGGTTTAACCACGGTTGAACTTCTCAATAACGTGGTGACGGCGGATTTGGAAGAGGCCCAATATATGGGGGCCGGTAGTGTATGGGAGCCGGAATCCTGGAGAACTAACATTTTATCTTTGCCGAGGATGGTATGATTCGGATTAAACCGGGAGTAATGATTCACGAGTCCAGTTTTCTTCTGCCGGAAGTTACCCGTATGGTCTGGGTGGCGCAGTTGGTGGCCCCCTTGGACTATGAGGTGACGATCACCTCCGGATGCGACGGGATCCACAAACATACTTCCAAACACTATCTGGGTCTGGCCTTTGACATCCGGACCCGGGATTTCCCCGGGGATCCACGTGTCTGGGCCGACCGGATCTGGAAGACCCTTGGGAGTCTGTATTTTGTTGGGTACGAAAAGGAAAAAGTCCATATTCACATGCAGTATAACGGATGAGGCCATGACTGACTGCGACCACCCCAAATGTCACGAGAGTATGCTTCTTTGTTTGAATGAGAAGGTTTCCAAAAAGGATCTTCTCAAATCTAAACTTTTCCTCTGGGGAGGCATTACCGCCATCGGGATTCCCTTAATGGTTACCGGAATAAAGGTCTGGTCCGGCCAGGAGTCGGATTTCCTTCGGTTTGCTTCCAAGTCTGATCATTCTGCGGTAAAGGAGCGCGTGTTGAAGACGGAGGAGAACCTAAAATATATAAAACGGGACGTCCGAGAGATCCGGGAGTCCCAAAAGGGGATGTCCAAGGACATGAGGGATATAAAGGACCTTTTGAGAAAAATGGAGAAACACAACGGCGAATAGGAGGACAAAATGGGAGCACTAAGTTATTTTCTGCTGGTTGCAAGAATTTTACCCCTGGTCACAAATCTCATCGTCATAGCCGAGAAACTATTTGATGATGTCCCCGAATCCGGTGAACAGAAGAAAGAGATGGTTATGTCGGGGGTTAAATCCGTCGTGATGGCCATCATCTCGTTGTCCACTGGAGGTCAACAGGAAACCTGGATCAAACTGGAGCCGTTCATCTCCCAGATGGTGGACGCCATTTGCGGGGTACTGTTTCCGAGTGAGGAGGAGTAATGGACAAGAAACCGTGGTGGACCACAGACCTGTCCGAAGAGCTGACCATTGTGGTCCTGGCCGCTATTGCCTATGGGGCGATGGTGTTCATGGAGGCCGGGGCCAAAGAGGTAGTAAGCGCCATTGGGGGAGGGCTGGTCGGCTATTTATCACGTGGGGTTAAGGATGGATAAGACGATAGTAGACACCCGCAATCCGGACCTCAAGGGGGATGACGCGATCATAGATGAGGCCCATTCCCGCTTCCAGACGGTAGATTCCTTCGAAGCTGCCAACAGGGACGAAGCCCGGGAAGACCTGAGGATGCTAGCAGGTAAGGACCATTGGCCTGGGAGCATAGTCCGGAATAGGGAGCTGACGGAGAGACCCTGCCTTACGGTCAACAAGCTGCCCTCCTTTGTTGACCAGGTGATAAACGATGCCCGCCTCAACAAGACCTCCATCAAGGTGAGGCCGTCCGGTGGGGGATCCACTGAGCAGGTGGCCCAGACCATTCAGGGGATGATCCGCAATATTGAGGTGGTTTCCGACTCCGATATTGCGTATCAGACTGCCCTGGAGGGGTCGGTTAATAACGGATTCGGATATTTCCGCATCGACTCTGAGTATGCGGGGGATTCCACTTTTGAGCAGGAGATATACATCCGCAGAATCCGGAACCCCCTATCCGTCTATTTCGACAATCAGACCCAGGAACCGGACGGGAGGGACGCCCGATTCGTCTTCATAGTGGAGAAGATCTCCCGGAAGGAGATGAAGGCCCGATATGGGGTGGAGGCGTCTCCCTTCTCTGCGGAAATGTCGAACGGCAGCCAATTGTGGATCGAGGAGGACATGGTCCAGGTGGCCGAATACTGGACCAAGGAGCCAGTAACTAAACGCCTCGGCCTCCTGTCCGATGGTCGCACCGTGGATCTCGACCAGTGGGATAAGATAGTAGATGAGCTGCAGGAGATTGCCGCCGGGGATCCAGACGCCAAGGAGGTCCCCACCGTTACCCGGACCCGAGATGTGAAGACCCACAAAGTGGTTCAGTATCTAATCGGGGGAGACAAGGTAATATCCAGGACGGACTGGCCGGGTCGCTACATCCCGATCGTCCGGGTGCTTGGTAAGGAGATAGTAGTTGACGATGAGGTGTTCATCCGGGGACTGATCCGGTTCGCCAAGGATCCCCAGAGGATGTATAACTATTTCCGGACCGCCGCCACAGAGACGGTTGCCCTGGCCCCCAAGGCTCCCTACATCATGGAGGAGAGACAGATTGAGGGACACGAGGAGGAGTGGTCCTCTGTGGGCCGAACCAACCTTCCCTACCTTCTCTACAAGGCAGTATCTGGGGTGGGAGCACCAGAGAGGAACGTGGTAACCCAGACCGCCATAGGGGAGATGACGGAATCCAACTTGGCTAACGACGAGATCAAGGCTACCACCTCCCTATTCGATGCCAGTTTGGGGGCACAGTCCAATGAGGTATCGGGCCGGGCCATCTTGGCCAGACAGCGAGAGGGGGATGTGGCCAACTTCATCTACCACGACAACCTTCGCCGGGGTGTGAAATTTTGTGGGGACATCCTAGTGGATCTCATCCCCAAGATATATGACACGGAGAGGCAGGTCCTGATCATGGACGAGATGGAAAGGGAGAAGATGGTCTCCGTCAACCAGGAGGTGTTCGATGACGAGAGCGGGGAGAACGTGTTGGTAAACGACCTGTCCATGGGGAGATATAAGATAGTGGTCACCACTGGCCCGTCCTTCACTACCCAGCGGGTAGAGGCTGCAGAGTCCATGCTGGACTTCGTGCGGACCGCACCCGATACGGCCTCCCTGGTCATGGACTTGATAGCCGAGAACCAGGACTGGCCCGGGGCGCAGAAGATAGCCAACCGGCTCCGGAAGTTGCTTCCCCCCGGGATCGATGATGAGGGTCCTCCCCAGCCCCAGCCCCCCTCCATCGACGAGATAATCAAGAGGCTAAAGGCCAATTCCATTGAACTCGGCAACTTGAAGAAGAAACTGGATATTGTTGAACAAAGAAGGGAACTGGATGGGCATGAACAGGGGGTGGCCGAAGCTGGAGCCTCTGGTGCCCTGCAGGCCCTCGGATTTGGACAGCAGGGAGGTACGGAATGACCTTGAGGAATGGAGATATTGAGTCGCTTAGAAACCGGGCTGCCCTTGACGGGAGACCTATGAAGTCCCGGACTGTGATCGACCAGCAAGGGAACCGGGTCCACTTCACAGTCCGTAAAGGAAAAGTGGAAATTACAGGAGTTAACCGCAAACAAAGTACCGAGAAGTCTCGGGCGATTTAATCCGGCCTTGCGCCGCTGAAAGGAGAAGCCGTGGAGCCAGAAAATACGGTCGAAGAGACCGCGACAGTCGGAACGGGGGAGGAGACACCTCCAGGGACACCTACGGGGGAAACACCCACTGGGGAAACACCCACTGGGGAAACACCACCCAAGGGGGACGGGGTATCCCGTCGCATTAACGAGCTAACCAGGAAGAGGAGAGATGCCGAGAGGGAAGCGGCCTACTGGAGGGGGGTAGCCGAATCGTCTGCCAGATCGACCCCGCCGAACGAAGAACCGAAGCCCGGATTGAAGCGAGTGGATTTTGACTCGGATGAAGAGTACATATCTGCTCTAGCCAAACAGATCCGGGAAGAGGTCCGGGGCGAATGGGAAGCCGAACGGGAGAAGGAACGGAAGGAGAAGACCAAACGCCAACTCCAGGAGACGCTATCCAAATCTCGCGAGAAATACGAGGACTTTGATGACGTGGCCCTTTCCCCCAATGTTCCGATCAGCCAGGAGATGTATGATGCGGCTGTAGGGGACAACATGGGGGATATATTGTACTATTTGGGTCAACACTCGTCCGAAGCCTCACGAATTGCATCCCTTCCTCCTCTGGCCCAAGCCAAGGAAATAGGGAAGATAGAGGTTAAGATCACCTCTAAATCCCCAAAGACAACCAACGCTCCGAATCCTCCGGCTAAAGTGGGGGGAGGGGGAAACCCGCCCCCCAAGCCTGAGTCCAAGATGTCCAGGGCTGAGCTACACGCCAAGTGGGAGAGGGAGCGTCTGCAGAGCCTGGGGGTCCAACCTCCCGGCAAATAGGAGATCATCATGTCTGATTCTTTCCTTACTCATTCAATGATCGCTGAAAGGGCACTGTTCGATTTACAGAACCAGTTGACCTTTGGCCGTCACGTGTATAAGGGATATAACAACCAGTTCAATGCCGCCGTTGGTGGGTACAAACGTGGAGATTCTGTCCGCGTCCAGCTCCCCAACAAATTCCGGACCAAGGATGGGGCTACCATTGATCTGGTCGATATCGATGAGCGAAACACGACCGTGACGGTTGATGAACACAAACACGTAGCCTGGGACTTTCTGGAGAAGGATCTCACCCTGGAAATTGAGGGGTTCTCCCGAAAATATATCGTCCCTGCCACCATCGCCCTTGCCAATAAGGTCGATGAGCTTGGGTGTGAGGAATATAAGAACATCTACAATCTGGTGGGTACTGCTGGGACCACCCCCGCAACTTTTGGGGTACTGGCCGATGCTGCTACCCGCATGGACAATGAGGCCGTTCCCCGTGAAAACCGGATCTGCGTCCTTTCCCCCAAGGCTCACTGGTCTATGGCCGACGGTGAATTGAAGGGCGTCTTCCAGCAGAATATGGTTGATACCCTGATCCGAAAGGGGTTCATTGGGCGCTTTGCTCTGATGGACTTCTTCATGGATCAGAACATCCAGACCCATACCACCGGCACCCATACCTCCGGCTCCACGCCGGTGATGAATGGGGCCACGGCTGAGGGGGCCTCCTCCCTGGCTATTGACGGCTGGGCCAATTCCACTGCCGTCCTCAAGCAGGGGGACATTATCACCATAGCCGCAGTCTACGGCGTCAATCCCGTCTCCGGTTCCGTGTGGGAAGGGAGCGAATTGCGCCAGTTTGTGGTCACTGCCGACGTCACCTCTAACGGATCTGGGGAAGCTACTGTTCCCATTTCCCCCACCATCTACTCCTCTGCTGCTGGGGAAGACAATCTCCCCTACCAGACGGTGGGTACCCTTCCCCAGAACGGGGCTGCAGTATCCATTGTGGGCACGGAAGCCACGGGATATCCGCAGAATTTGGCTTTCCATCCGGACTGTTTTGCCATGACCATGGTGCCGTTCGAGAAGCCCAAGTCCGCCGGGCAGTCCGTGATGTGGGCACAGGCTTCGGATCCGCAGTTGGGTATGGCCATCACTGTAGCCACCGCCTATGACATCTCCAACTATAAGGAGATCACCAGGTTGGATATTCTGTTCGGCTGGGATACTATCCGAGCGGAATTGGGAGTGAGGATTACCGGTTAACCCTTTAGGCCATAGCCATAGGAGATTACTATGAAACGATTTATTTTCGCCCTTGTCGCACTCGCCTTTATGGCGACTCCCGCTTGGGCTGGCCTGGAGGATCGGTTCTCCGACATTCAGCTCAAGCCCGCCCCGGACAACTACGTCCTGGGGCCGGAACTCTCCTCTAACCCCAGCGGGGACCCCGCTTCCGGCTGGTGGAGGTTGTTTGGTCGAGCCAATAACCTCTATTTCGAGGCCGATGATGGGACCGTTTCGGCCCTCATCCCGTCCGGATCTACTGCCTGGGACGACATCGGAGATCCGGATGCTAATGGCTCCATAGACTTTACCGATTATTACGCCGATATGGACTTCGGGGATACGGACCATGATATGTTGACTTTGTGGTTTACCGGGGCCTTTGGGGATGTCAGCGGTATGGTACTGGAGCAAAAGACGGGGAACCCGACGGACGGTACCCTGTTTGAACTTAAACTGGCCGACTCCGACCCGGACTTTGTGAGCTTCAAGACCGGCGGGGTGGAGAAGGTCAATATCACCGCTGCGGGGGGAATGGCCCTATCCGATGATCTATCCGTCGGGGGCAACCTGTCGGTGACGGGTACCACCACTCTGACCGGAACCATGTACCAACCGTCTGTAGTGTCCGCTTCTTCGGGCAACGTTAACCTTACCATCGACGCTGCGGGGACAGGAACGATTACCCTGGGCGGAACCTCAACGGGGAAGGTCACCACCGACAATGTCGTGGAGATGTTCGGGAACGTGGATATTGGTAATGCCAACACGGATACCCTGTCCATCACCTCCATTATCGACTCCAATGTGACACTGGACGATGGGACCACGGATTCCCCCTCCCTCATCCTCAAGGATGCAACTGATGAGACCGGAACGTTCGTCAAGACGGACGGGTCTCATACCACCTTTACCCCCAACGCTGCGGGTCAGGCCCTCCAGGTCCTTACGGGCAACCTGCGGGTTGGAAATGGTTCTCCCGGTACGGCCTCCATGGACGGGGAGGATTTCTACTGTGAAGGAGAGTCCGAGTTCGACGGGGCCATGCAGGTAGATGGGGCAGCTACGTTTGCAAGTACGGTTGCCCTGGCCGGAACCACCACGGCCACCTTCGGAGCCGCCGAGTATTTGAAGTTGGACTCCAATACCACCGCCTCCACTACCACCGGGGGAGCACTGGATATTGATTTCCAGACCGCGACCAACACCGGCAAGGCCGTATCCCTTACGGTTCAACTGGAGGACGGAGCCACCTTGGCCTACGGGATCGAGGTGGATGTGGACGATGACACCAGCGGGGCTGAGGTGATCCATGCCTTCTCTGCTGAAAATGCCGCCGGAACCAATGCAACCACCAAGGGCTTCTATGCCGCCAACACCCTGGACGTTGGGTTCGAATCCGTCCTGGGGGCAGCGTTTAAGGCCCTTTATGTGGACGCAACGACCACGGCTCATACCGGGACCGCCGGGGCCATCGACATCGACTACCGAACGGCTACCGACACGTCCCATGCCATTAACCTCGATGTGGAGTCCGACCTGGCTGGGGCCGGGGAAATTGCCCATGGTCTCAAGATCCAGATGGATGACGATGCCGGGAATGCGGACAATGAAATCCACGGAATCCATATCGACACGGATGCCAATGGGACCGGCCTGCAGCATGCCATCTATGTGGGTGGCACGGCTGGTATAGATGCCGCTCTCTATGCCGCCAACGGCTATGTCCGTGTGGGGACCGGGGCAACCCCGGATGTGACCCCGGGCGACGATGACGTGTTCGTTGAGGGAACCCTGGAAGTGGATGGGGCCTCCCGGTTTGACGGAGACACGGTAATCAATGCCACTGCCAACTTGGGGTCCGACTCCGAGCTGACCATTTCGGGGGGAGTTATCACGGCCACCAAATCCTTCCACAACGTGGACACGGAAGGAGATGGAGCTTCGGATGACCTCGACACCATTAACGGCGGAACCGAAGGTGATATTCTCACCATCGTAGCCAACAACGCCGGTCGATCCGTTGTGGTTAAGAACGGGACCGGAAACATAGTATGCGGTGGAGACCATACCCTGGACAACACGGGGGACACATTCATTGCTATCTATGATGGCACTAACTGGTTGGAGCTGTCCTTTGCTGACAACAATTAACGGAGGCTAACATGAGCCAGGTAAATCATTACCGATTGGCTCCTACCTTCCTTTACAACCAGGATGGGGAATCCAAATTGTTCACCACCCAGGAAGCGGTTGATCGCGCCTGGGATGAGGGATGGTTTGGACCCCCCTGGTTGATTTCCAAGGTAGAGCTATTATCGAGCCGGAAGTTTAGCACCAAAGCTGATCTCCTTGAGGCCGTAGAGCGTGACCCAAGGTATAAGTTGAGCCTTAGTCCCAAGAAGACAGCGGCTGAGCTGATGGACGCGGTTAGGGCCTATGAGTCCAGAGAGGAGCTGGACGAGTATATCAAGGAGGACTAAATGCCTACTGCCAACTCCATAATCGAGCGGGCCTTGGTTAAAGCCAGGGTCATTGCACCAGGGGAGTCTATACCATCCGGAAAGGCTAACCAGATTCTGGACGAACTTAACGACATGCTGGAGTCCTGGTCCCTGGAAAACTTTATGGTCCCGTGCGAAACGGAGGAATCCTTTACTCTCGTGGCAGGTCAGCAGGAGTATACATATGGGCCGAGCGGGGATTTCGACTCTGCCCGTCCTCTGGAGATACGAGACGAAACCTATATCCGTTCGGGGGAGACGGACTATCATCTTCGTCTGTTCCCCCTGGACACATTCCGCCGAGTGAAGAACAAGTTCTCGGAGGGAGACCCCGAGCTTGTGGCCTACAGCCCAGAGCAGACCCAGGGGAGGGTGTATATATGGCCTATCCCCTCACTTTCTCTGGTCGACTCCTATATTCTGTCGGCTAATAACACCACTATCTACACCGGGACCGGGACATTTGGGGGACCCAGCGGGGTATCCGTTTCCATTGGGGCCACCCTATCCGGGTCCGACTATATTGTGTTCATTCAGCCCACTTCCACTGATGCGTCCACGGTGGGGGCCATCAGCGTGAACGGCAAGGGCACCACCTCATTCACCGTCTATAACACGGGTGCCGATACCTCCACTACCTTCGACTGGACGGTGATCGATGCCTTGGGAGCCGTAGCCGGTGCTTCCGTGTCGGCTGGGATTGATATCTATTTTCGGGTGGTTAAGGAGCTGACTCAATTTTCCGATCTTACCACATCCGTCACTCTCTATCCCGGCTATTCGCGGGCCATCATTGCCAACTTGGCCGTTGAGATCTGCCCCAACTTCGGCAAGTCTCCGGGGTCCACTCTGGCCTCCCTTGCGGTCCTATCCAAATCGGCAATCAAATCATCCCATGCCCGCCCCCGACGCTTACTGGCTAATCCGGACCTTCGATCTATGCTCCGGGGTGGAATGGGTTATAACATCCTGTCCGGGAGGTGATCATGCGCGTGGAGATTCCCTTCAATGGACCCGCCTATGAGACTGAGTCCCGCCTGGTCTCTGCCCAGGAATGCGTCAACTTCTACCCCAGGGAATATGGGGAAGACCAGATTGTCTTGTATGGAACCCCTGGATTGGAGGTTTTCTGCGATCTGGAGACCGATCAGGCCATACATGATATGCTGGTATGGGAAAATTACCTCTATGCCGTTAGTGGGGGTAGCCTGTATCAGGTAACCAAGAGCGGGTCTAAATCGGACTTAGGCTCCTTGAATACCGCAGCCCGGGCCGACATGGCCACCAATGGTCTGGATATCCTGATCGTCCTTGGGGAGACGGGTTTCGTCTACGACCTGGACGCTGGGACCCTAACCCAGATAACGGATCTGGATTTCCCCGGAGGGTCAAACGTAATCCAAGCCGATGGATACTATCTGGTCAACAAACCCCATACGGGTCAGATATGGAGATCCAACTACAATGACGGGTCCCAATGGAATGGTCTGGCCTTCTCCACGGCTGGGGGGGATTCGGACGATATCCGGGGCCTGATAGTGGACAACCGGGATATAATCATCCTTGGGGAATGGTCCACGGAGATCTGGTACAACACGGGGGAGGCCACGTTCAATTTTGCCCGGATCGATGGGGCCTTCATTGAGCAGGGTATGGTCTCGCCTTTTGCCCGAACCCGGGTTAACAACGCCGTCTATTTCCTGGGCCAGGACAAGAGGGGAAGGGGCCAAGTCTTCCAGATGGTAGGTCGATCCCCGACAGTAATTAGCACCACTCCCATTGAATACCAGATATCCCAATGTGATGTCACGGATGCCCTTATGCTGTCCTATCAGCAGGAAGGACATGCTTTCGTCGTCCTCACCCTGCCCATTGAAGGTAAGACTTTTGTCTATGATTCCATAACCAAAATGTGGCATATGCGCTCCTCTCGGGTTGCGGGGGTGGACACGAGGTGGAGGGCCAACTGCCATGCCTATTTTGACGGTAAGCACCTGGTAGGTGATTATCTGAATGGGAAGATCTATGAGGTGAAGACCGACGTATATGATGAGGACGGGACGGACCTGATTGCTACCCGGACCACTCCGGTGATCCGACGGTCCCAGAATCGATTCACTGTAAATGAGCTGCAAGTGCTTACCGAGCCGGGAGTGGGCCTGATTACCGGAGACGATGAGGATATAGACCCGCAGGGGATGATAAGCTGGTCCAAGGATGGGGGGTATACCTGGTCCCCGGAGGTCATGGTCCCTATGGGAAAGATAGGGGAAATAGACAACCGGACTCGGGTGACGCAGTTGGGTCAGGGCCGGAATTGGGTATTCAGCTTCAAGGTGTCCGCTGCCGTCAAGAGGGTGATCCTTGGGGCCTATGCGGAGATAGAGGAAGATGAATAGCCTCAACACAGAATGGCAGAATTTCTTCCGCGACCTGTTTGAGAGGGTGGGAGGGGCGCAGGCCCCAACCAACAACGACCTGGTGGAGAAGGAGGGATCGATAACGCAGCTTGATTACCGGTCCCACTCCGACATGCAGGATTTGGACTCGGATGACCATACCATCTACTTGAAGGGTAGAGTGGGAACCGGGACGTTCAATTCGACGTCCGGGGTGACCATTGATATAGGGGAGACATTAACCAGTGCAGACTATAGGGTTATCATTACACCGACAACTGCCGATCCTTCCACTATCGGGGCGATTAGTATCTACAATCGTACCACGTCTACTTTCGACGTGTATAATAGTGGGGCTGACAGTGCTTCTTCTTTCGACTGGATTATCGTCGAACGTTAGAGCCGCCGGGATCACGGACAAATCTATCCACGGGGTCATCACGGTTCTGCAGGGAGGGGATCTCGGGACGGTCCTGACCGGCCAGGGTTCGGGGGAAGCTCCATCATTCGACTCCTCCATCCAGTTGTCCCGTTTGGGGCTGGGGGCAGCCGCAGATCTATCGGCTCAGTTGAAGATCGCCGCCGACTCCCAAGCCTATGTGCTTCTCCAGCAGACCGACAATGCCGGATTCAGCCTCACGGGAACCACCAACGGGACGGGGTCGATCCGCTTCCAGACCAACAGCGGCGTCACTCTCGACCTTGGGGTCACTGGCCTCCAGTTGGACGGGGCCGGGGCACGGGTGGATGAATTCTCCACCGATGGGACCCTTGCCGGAAATTCAGACACGGCTATCCCCACAGAGAAAGCCATAAAGACTTATGTGGACGCTAATGCCGGTGGGGGGTCCGGGGACGTCCTTGCCCCCATCTCCCACTCCAATGACTATATCCCGACATGGGATGGGGTGAACACCTTCCAATTGTCCGGGGGAATTGCGAACCAATCTGATAACTGGAATACGGCTTACGGCTGGGGGGATCACTCCGCTGCGGGCTACCTTACCTCCGAATCGGATCCCGTCTACCTCGCCTCAGACGCCACCGGGGTCACCGCCGCCAAGATAGTCAATTGGGATGCGGCCTATACCGCCGTCTCCGGCTACGGATCTGCAGCTTCCCGAGACGCGGAGGATTCACTGACCAATGGGGCCAACCTCCCCGATGGGGCTGCTATCATCGCCTACGGAACAGCAAATTGGGGTGGTGGAGGATGGTGGACCAAGGCCGGAGACGACCTGAACTATGCCACGGGGAACGTCGCCATCGGAACCTCCACCCATGACCGCTTCTTCCAGGTCGAATACGACTCTGCCCTTACCGACACCATTCATCCTTTAGCCCGACTCTCTCATACCACCTCCGGGATCCCAGCAGACGATATCGGCCTGGGTCTGGAATTTGAGCAGGAAACAGCCGCCGCCAACAACGAAGTCCTGGCCACCCTGGAGGTGGAGGCCGTGGATGTCAGCTCCGGAGCTGAGCGGGGACGGGTCGCCATCGAGACCATGTATGACGGGGATGCCGCCGCCCGTCGCCTACAGCTCACCGATGTGGGCCTGGAGGTGGGAGGGGTCGTCATCGCTTTGGGGGGCCACTCCTTCCAGTGGAATGAGGCGTGGGTCGATCGGTTGAAGTGGGACGGGGGTGCGGATAGCCTAGTGGCAGCCACTGGACGATCCTCCCTGGGTCTTGGGTCCGCCGCCACCCGGACCGCAGAGGACACACTAACGGACGGGTCCAATCTGCCCGATGGAGCGGCCATCAAAGCTTACGGAGACGCCAATTGGGCAGGAGAAACGGGATACTGGTCCCAGACGGGAGATAACGTCTACTATACCACGGGGATCGTGGGAGTGAACGACACCGACTTCGATGGGACTCCGGATGTGGGCCGGTTGACGGTCAAGGGAACCACGGATGACGGGTCTACCTACCCCTTGGTTATCCGGGATTCCGGGGGGTCCAACGTGGCTGAGGTGGATAGCGATGGGGTGATAACTGCCACCACCTTGGCCTCCGATCCGGACTCCAACCCGGAGGTATACTTTATCGACTCCGATTGCACCGATTCGGATAAGGGGGTCAGGATCTACTCCAATGCGACGGCCACCGGGAGCGGGTCGGAGGTGTATGACTGGTCCATCTCCGCCATGGGAGCGCAGGGAACGGCTGGGACTCTGGAGCAGTCTGTTACCTGGGACGGGAGCGCCCAGACCCTCTATGTTTACGGGACGCTGGACCCCACTACCCTCTCCTATAAACTGGATGACCTGTCAGCCCCGGACGACAACACCGACCTCAACGCCACCACAAGCAAACACGGGCTGTTGCCCAAGCTGGACGGGGCAACCACCAAATTTTTGCGGGGAGATGGGACCTGGGCCGCCCCGTCCGGGGCCGGGGATGTGGTCGGCCCGTCATCCAATACTGATGGATATATCCCGACATGGGATGGGTCCGACACCAAGACCCTTGCCAACGGGATAGAGAACCGATCCTCCGAATGGAATACCGCCTATGGGTGGGGGAACCATGCCTCCGCCGGTTATCTAACGGCTGAAACCGATCCCGTGTTTGGGGCATCTGAGGCAGCCAGTATCACCTCAACCGACACGTCCCATTGGGATACTGCCTACGGCTGGGGGAACCACGCTTCGGCTGGGTATATAACCGATCCCAACGACACCGTATCCGGGTCCGAACTGGATGGGGTCTTCTCATCTACCGGGATCCTGGTCCGAACCGGGGTCGCGACCTACACCACCACCACTTCTACGGGATACTGGCTTCCCTCGGGGTCGGATATATACTATTCGGACGGGAATGTGGGGATTGGAACGTCCTCTCCCTCCTACGACTTGGATGTTAGTGGGACCGTGAGATCAACCGGAAATATAACGGCGGGGAGTGGAATAATCTTGGGTGGGGATCTAAGAACCACGTGGCCAAGTAGCTCCGGTTTTGGGGATTGGGAGACCGTGTCCCCGTCCGGATCAGCCAGCACAGACGTATCCAATGTCCAGTCTGCTGTTAACACTGGAAATCCGGTTTACTTAGAAGATGGGACTTTCTATTTTAATTCCAAGATAACGTGTAACAATGCAGGGCAAATAATTATGGGATCTGGTCTTGGGACCGTTATCCAAACTACGTCTGGATTTAGTGGTATCGGATGGACCAGATCCTCAAATAAGGCGGATAGTCCCGGGAATGGAGTATTTTATGTGACGGCCTCTGGAGTAGAGATTAGAGACTTGAAGATTCTCTTTTATCAACAATATAGTTGTCCTACCTCCAGATCCCAAGTTACCAAAAACCCCCCTGGGATCACTGTTTTTAATGTTGATAGAGTTCGCATATCTAATGTAAGGATATCCAAGGCCAATTACGGCATATTCTTGTATCAGAATTGTGGAGGTCTATGGGTAGACCGGTTGGAATGTAGCTTTTTTGAGCACGGAATAACTACTTATGCGGCTGACAGTGACAATCGAATCTTAGACACCTGCAGGTTCACCAATACACATTTCTTCTCTTTTGATATGACTACCACCACAGGAACGGGAAAAGACTGTGCTGTAAACTATAATCAGTATGCCCTTATGTGCGGAGACGATCTAGCCTATGCCGGAGATACGATGCCAGAGGATCCCGATGACGCCGTTGTTTCGATCTATCTGGAGGGTGCTGATGACATGCGTATTGAGAATTTTTTCTCCCTGGCCTGTCTGGGTGTTTGGTTTAGTAGTAGTTGGGGAGTGGTGGAAAATTACCGAACCGAGAGGAACAGTGTGAAAATGGATACCCACTCATCTACCAATGGGCAACCAAGAATCCTTGGGTCTGATTGGGAAATGGTTGTTGGGACCAATCGGAGACATCAGTGGATTGAACAAGAGGGGGGACTACTGACTATTAGTAGCAGTAGGTTCAAATGGTCCAACGACAACGGGGGACCTTACTTAGACCTCATAAAAACCAGCGATAAGGCTACTACCCTTATATCTAATAGCCAGTTCTACGTCACCAGGTCCGATGAAGCCCTTCTGTCTGTTACCGGATCTTCGTACTTAACTTTAATGGGGAACAATTTTTATGTTCATGGAGTAACTGAATACCCAATTAGAATAGAGGACACCTATTCTCGCCTTATCATGCATGGGTGTAATTTCGAATATGACGCCTCGACCTGGAGAGGAGGAAACGGAAGTCCATATGACATGTCCGGACAAAAGACTCTATACATCGCTTCCGACTCCGGATACCACAATATAACTGGAAACGTGTTCTGGGAGGGTACCTACTCCAAGCCATCATTTAGCAACAGTGTATGGGCTAATAACTCGGGGGATTAGAATGAGATATATTACTTGGTTTCTATTGTGTTCACTTCCAGTGTCCGTATGGGCCATGGGGGTAGT